CTTTTACGAGGTCAAAGCCTCAACCAGCTGACTAGTGCCAGGTCAGCAAGAAATCCCCACAAGGGATGACCTTGCGGTAACCAAGAGTCGTAAGATTCTTGGACGCTATGGTTAGATTCCCCCCGTAGGGGGTCTCTGTCTTAACGCCACGGCGTAGAGACCACGCGAGAAGCGAACCCTCATGAGCCGGGAAGGCTTTCTGAGGTATTCGATGAACGCGGCACACAAAGTAACGTTCGAATCCTCGACTCCCCCGGAGGGGAATCTTGGGAAAATCTTCTTCGAGAAGGGCCCACCCATCATCGCCTTGCGGCGAGAATGGGATAAAGGTCCCATCGTAGAAGACCCTGCGCAGCAGACGCCACGCAGGCTCGACCGTCCGATCAATGCCTAACCCAACGTTCATCCGCAGCCCTAGTCTAAGCAGTCGGTTAGCGAGACGTTTAGCTTCGAGTGAGAACTCGGAGCCAGACGCCACGATCTCCTTCTGGTAGGCTGGGGTCACGTCGCTACCTTGAAAGAAGTGTTTACCACAACTTTCAAAGAACAGCCCGTGAGAGTACGACTTCGACTTGTTCACTTCGAAACCACAATGATCTAGTAGAGATACCAGTTCATCGTAATCTTGAGATGAGCAAATGATGTCGTCTCCGTAGACTGACACTCGCTCGCCCGAACCTTCGTCACTCACGACCTGAGCGAGAGCCCAGAATATGAGAGACTCAAGTTCGAAGGTGAAGCCGTTTCCCATGGAGGAAAACTTCTCCAGCTTCATACGATCCCCGTTAGGCATCACAGCATAACGGGACCGGACTGCGTCGAGAGACGCCGCCCAATCGTACGGGAGTAGAAGCCATACGGCCTCTATAGATATCGTGTCGGATGCTGCTCTCAGATCGAGAGTAGCGAGATTCCTTGAGTAGGCCAGACGAGCCCGCTCTTGGTTGATCTCCTGGTCATCCAGATCGACGCCGACCTTCCGGAGTCTCCTTCGGAAGTAACCACCGAAACCCTTTTGGAGAAAGGAGTTCCCGCGGTTTTCGATCGCAATTACCCGATTGGTTTTTGCGTTCTTAGGTACCGTGTCAATCTTGCATTCGTCGTTAAGAACGAAACAATTATCCAGTAGGCAGAAGCTGCCCTCCGGGATAACACCAAGTATGACAGCCGACCAATGAAGGTCGCTTTCTATTTCAGTCCGAAGCAAGCTTCGAGCCGATCTAGAAACAGGTATTGGGATTTCGCACATTTTCCTATCCAGTTGTGCTTCCGCCCGACGAAAGTCGGTCGTAGCTCCTGGACCCCACCCACAATGGTCAAGTATCTTCGAGACGTCAAACTCCCCCAACAGGCGAGCGATTTTTCTTCGAGCCGCATGAATATACGGTTCGAATCGGGTCCTAGACCCGATCGCTGACCTAAGGCGAGCATTCGTCTCTCGACACTTAACTTCAGAAGATGTGAATTTCTGAAGAGCTACTTCATCGAGATCGTAGCCTGTCTCGAGACCCTTGTATTTCGACAAGAGGGCAAAACAAGCATAATCACGCATGAAACTGTAGCGGTCATTGTAGTTTCCCGGTTGAATTTCACAATCTGCGAGTTCGCGATGAGAATACTTAAAGCGAAGCCACAGACCCAGGGAAACAGGACTATCGACGGCCTTGCAAAGTGCGAAGAAAACTTCGCCTATATGGAAATTATCCATTTTGCAGATCTCGGTACGATGCCATAACGATGGTAGGAACCAAGGTTACAGCATTATCACATCCATGCTGCTAAGATCAGGTCGAAGAATCGACCCAATCGAAGCAGCGGCAGCGGTCTTCAGTAGATGCCGACGAGGTTTTCGACGGCGTCCACGACGAGCGCGTCCGCTTGCAGCTTCTCGAAGAACTTCCGAAGGTCCTTGCGGTCCTGCAGAGAGTCACGTTCGGGAAGGATGTACTCTGCACTGGCGCGGTCGATGTAGGCGACGGTCGGCGGCGGCGTGATGCCGTTGTCGTTCGTCCCCAACGTTTCTTCCACGGGGCAGTGCAGAGTGACCTTGACGCGATTGACCCGATCCCCGGAATTGCTTCCGGGAGCCGGATTCGAGGCGCGCACGAGTGCGATGGAGATTCGGTTGTACCCGATCGACGATGAGCCGGTCTGGTCCTCGAACCACCATGCACCCTTGGCGTCTTGGCCGATGGGCTTGAACGTGTGATTCACAGGTGTTCCCTGTGCGTCCGCGAGCACAATGTTTGCAACAGCTGACATAGAGGTCAGTTCCCTTCAAGAAAAGTTGAAGAAAAGAAGTCATCCACCATGGATAGACTCCTACCTGCGATCGAGATGCTGGCTCAGAAGTGAGGCAGCCGAAAGCAGGCGTTCCGAGCCCAGGTCTGCTTCGAAACGCGGAACCCTCGGGAAAGGATAGTTTCCCATCACAGTCCTGCTCTTAGATTGATAGCGAGTCCAGCCGCGCGCATTGAAAGACCAGAGTTTATTCTGATCGATTGTGCGCCCGCCTGTCCAAGTGATATCATTCTGGGAACGGGTAGTAGTGGTAGTATATCCTCCCGTGAACCGCATGCTGTTAAGCAAAGCGGTTTCCGTGTTACGAATATAACCTCCAACATCGTAGACCCAGTCCACGACGAAGGAAAAGGGCAACAACTCCCATGCTAAACTTGCCGGGTTAAGGCTTGTAAAGTGAGAGAGTTGATTGAGAGAGTTCTGAGCAACGTTAAGAAGTATTACCATCTCAACACGCTGAGAGTAGTTGATCGTTTGAGTTTCGGTGAAACCCGTCGTCGAGTTCTGATATACCATCCGCTCCACTTTCTGAGATTGAGCCCTTGCTTTGACGCGAGTCAAATTGGGGACTCCATTCAGAATTTGGTTAAAGGTGTTATAACAGTCCTGCGCCAACGGCTTCCAGCCGTACTGAAACGCCAACCAGCCGCTCCCGGCTCTCCTCAAGTTGGTCATGCGCGTGTGCTCCGCATACAAGCTCCGAAGAGCATGTCTGGGGAAGCGCCGCACATAGTTCACGATGTCGAAGACCTCGCGGACTGCTTTCGCGACCTGACCGGCTTGAGCTACGGATACGGATAAATCCAGTGCACTACGAGCCTGCTCGTTGATACGATCAAGGCATCGATTGTACAGGTTCGGATCATCGGGTGGGAACCACACGCTTCCGGTCCCGAGATTTCCCTCGCGGGAAACCTCGTAACGGAAAACGCCGTCGTTCGACACGTCAACAGTTCGACCCTGGATTGCCCCGTAAGCGTAACGAGTGTATCGATGAGGCGTAGGATTCTTGAAATCTCCTTTCGGAGAATTCACGTTTTGGAGGGATACGATTTCGCTCGGCGACGGCTGATACAGGGTAGTATCACTCGTCAAATTACCAGTGGTCACTTGCGTAACCACCGTACGAACGGTCTCGAATCCGCCCTTAACAGAATCGTTATTCTTCACGATGCACCCACCTTGCTGTGTCTGAGGCAGCACGAACAGCTTGACCGAATTCCGACCCACCAGTCTTTATCAGGATGAAAAAGATAAGGAGGATGAGAAGTCGGTCTCGCCAGTTCATACGATACCTCAGCTGGGTTAGATCATCTCTGACCTGATTACGAGTGGTAAACCACTCATATCGCATGCACAGCGCATGCTAAAGAGAAGCCCCGAGTAGGG